CATCCAGCATGGCCTTGTTCTGCTCGGTCAGATCCTGTTCATACGACCAGGACGCCAGCCCGTATTTGAGCAGGGTGCCAAGATCGTATTCATCCAGCGGGTCATCGGATGAAGGGGTGGCCGTCGCATCCTCAGCCCGTTGCGGCAGCGCGGCCATGATGTCGGGGTCAATCCCTTCCATCACCGCGAATGACCGCCGCGTGCGGGCCAGCTGGGCTTCATCCCGTTCGGGCCATGCGAGAAGCCGAAGGCCAAAACTGGCCCCAGGCTCCCAGGGTGGTGAGACTTCAACCGGATGCTCATGATTAATCAGTGCCATTTTGTTCCCTCCTTAAAATGGCTAAGCCGGAAAGCTGGTGAGTTTGTTTTGGACCAGGTAGTTGACATCCACGGCCCCCGTCGGGTCGTACTGACTCACAAGATGCAGGCTGACCACGCTGTTGCCATCGCGATCTGCGCCCAAATCCTGCATCGAATCATCCGCATGAACGAATGACCCGCGTACCTTGATCTCGTGGTTCAGGCTAGCGTCAGGCGATCCAAACGCATCCCCCTGCAACTTGAGTTCAATGAACCGCTTGCTGCCCAGGGCCTTGGCCGCCAGTTCTGTCTCGTACAGGTTCGAGCCGCCCGTGTCGAAGGTGGCCTGTATCACCAGGTCCGTGGTCCGCGTTTGCGGTTCAACCCCAGCGAAGTCGAGCGCATCTCGGTTCTGGAGATAGTACTGGGGCATCACAAATGCCGACTGGCCGAGAGTGAAGCCGTATATTTGTCCAGAAATCGTGGTGTTACCCACGTTCGCCCATGTGGTGTCAAGGCTCATCTGCCAGCGCAGGTTCGCCGCAAACTCCACGGCTGGAAGCGCGATGCCGGATGTGTAGGTGGACTGGACGCTCTTGCGGGCATCCATATCCCATGTGATCTGCGGCAGCGCGTCCACGCCACCCGTGATCTCGAAGCTGGTGGTCACGCCGAACGGTGCCTCGATCTCCTGCTTCGTACTACCGTCATCCACCACCATCTCAATGGTGTATGCATCAACCGACGGCGCGGTCTGCGATGGCGCAAACGTCCAGAGGCGGGCTTCACCTGTGCCTGGCGTGGATGGGGTTACCCCACCTGCGACACCACTCAAAAGTGGGAGAAGGACTTGGTTAAAGTCCAAATCGGTACTTATAGATAATTGCGATGCCTCACGGGTGATCACGGGTGATGTTGCGGACCTGGATAGGACGCCGCTCAGTTGCCCCTCGAACATCTCCTGGGTCTGCATGTGGCGATACGTGCCACTCTTGGTCAATATGCGCCGTGTGGCGGCCACAGCCGTCCCATCGGTGCTTTCCTTGCCGACTTGTATCAGCGTCAGGGGTTGAACTCCAGCAGCCATTATTTATCTCCTGCGGCCTTCTTAGCCGATTCTTTCTTGTACAGGTCGGACGCTTCCACGGCCTCCTGAATACCTAACTCCTTGACCTCTTTATCGCTGAGGTCACGCGCTGGGACGCCAGGGATGAATGCCCCGTCGCCCACGTATTTCCAAGCCATCAAAACCTCCTCATGTAATGCTCACGGCATCCTTGATTTCACAGTCAAGCAGTAGGTCCAGCCCGATATAGTCCACGCCCGCCCACTGCAATACGCCTAGCGTTGGATCGCTGCCACGCAACATGCACTGGTTCACTGAACCGTTCAGCGTCACGTCGGCATTGTGGGCGGTGATCAGGGCGGTCATATAACTGGATGCGATATCTGCCGCCTGATCCTGGTCGGAGTCGTGAACAATCAACTGCATACGGATGGTGTAAAACAAGATCCGCAGCGAGATGTCCAGTTCCTGGTTGGTTAGGGTCCATGTATTGAGGAAGCACGGGGTGTCAGGCAGCGCCGAACTCATCGGCGGCGTGTATTTATACGCCCGCAGAATTGACGAACTAATCGGCGCGGTAATACTCAGGCTCTCTTGCAGGGTGACCAGGTTGGTCAGCGCGGTGCGAATGTCACCCATCCTTAGACCACCTGGCGGCTATTCGCCGCTCGACGAGCTTTAACTGGAACGGCAGTTTCATCTCGACCGCTTGCCGTGCCGCTCGCATAAAGAACCGGCCCTTGATCCCACGCCGGCCAATGCTCTTGGCCAGGGCGTAGACGTTAATACCCTTGCTATTGGCCCAGCGCCGCAGGGCGCCCACGGGCGGCGGTCTACGGTTGCGGCTGCGGCCCACTTCCACCGGCAGTGCGTAATTCAGATTCGAGAATACCCTGGCACTGAGCGGGCGCACCTTGAGATGAATACTTCCCTGTAAGCGCCCGGTAAAGCGCGGCGCTCGATGTATGGCCGTCCTCCAGGCCACTGTTCCCAGTTCCTCGAACATGGCGGCCAGCGGTTTGCGGTATAGCTCCGGCTTGGTTTTCTTCATCAGTTCGTCAATGCCCCGCGTGTCAATGCTCAGGTCGTTCGCTCCCAGCTTGCCCATTAGAACAACGACCGCTTGGCATACATCTGCATCAGCGCGGTCACGATCTCCTGGGCCTGCCGGCTGGTTTCTAGCACCGTCTCAGCCCCCACGTTGACCGTACGGGTGGCTCTGGGGGTTTCGAGGCGTAGGATGCCTGTGAGCTGAACACAGGCCTGTTCTATGGCGCTGGGGACCGCAGGCCATCCGAACGTCGCCGTAACCTGAACCCGGTGCTGGCCCCATAAATCCTTGCTCGACCACGGCGGAATGAAGATTTCGGTGTACGGCCCAGGTTCCGGGCCATCCGCCGCGTTGCGGGGCTTGAGTTCATAGTCGGTGGACGCCCACGCAGACTCATCCGCGAAACTGCCGTCATCGTCGGTGTCGACCTTGATGCTGGTCAGCGTCACCATGTCATCAATGAACAGGGACTTGGGCTGGTTGCTGTATTGGACGGCCTGATATTCGCGGGCGACGGCGCTGGCATCGGTGGTAAAGAACCGGCCCAACCGCCGCTCCATATACCTGGAAATAGCGGTGAGATCGGTAAGGATTTCTGCATCCTCGCCGGTGTCCGTCTTGGATATTAGGCCGCGATACGTCGCAGCCGTTGCATATGCGTCTGTTACGGCCAATTGCTAGCTCCTGCTTAGGCATTAGAGCCAGCAACCGACGTGCGGGGAGGGTTCCTACACGCCGGTCACTGGGTAAGTTCTAATAGCAACCATCTCAGGCTGCTGAGGTTTCTGCGACGTAGGTCAACACGTCACCCGTGGCATCGCAAATGCGATAGAGCAAGTTGAGGTTGGAAATCTCAAACGTAATCTGCTCAGACGCATCAAGCTGGATGCCTGTGGTGGCGTCGGTTGACCCATCCTTCTTGGTCACGCCTGCGCCACCAAGGTAGACGAAGGTGGGGTTGCTGGCCTCGGCTTTCAGGGTGACCCGATTGCAGGCAATGTCCGGCAACTGGGTCGCACTGGTGACACCTACTAGCTCACCCGAAACGATCTTGGTGTTCAGTATCGCCATGATCTATGTGAACGCTATAACGTCGGACACCGAGAGCAGCCCATTGGGAAGCAGGATCACTAGGTAGATATTTCTTGCCCCGCTGTGCGTCATGGTGATCTGGCAACTACCGCTGTCATTGGTCTGCCATCGTGCGGCCTTGCCGGTCACGATTTGATAGTGAAGGTTTCCATCACCACCGTCAGCCCAATCGCCTGATAGAGCCGTTCCTGTAAGTCCTTCGCCATCGCTGGCTTCGGATATATAGGCATCGAACACGACGGGCAGTGCCAGAGCCTCGGAGTATCCCAGGATCTCCACCTTCGTGGTGATGGCGTTGGCACTCTCAGTACCTATGGTAAATGTGCAGTCTGCCCACGGTGGGATCGACGCACCTGCGGCCTGCGCCGCTGTAATTTGCTGTATAACAGCCATTATTTATCTTTCTTTCTAGATCGGCCCTTGCGGGGCGCTTTAGGCTCGGCCACTGGCTCGGCCTTGGCCTTTGTTTTCGGTTTTGGTTCAGCCTTGGCCGGCGTCGTCGCCGCCTGTAGCTGGCGGGCAACGCCCAGGGCTTCAGCCTCGGCAACCGTCAGGCTCTTACCAGCGTTCGCTAGCAGCCTCCCCGACTGATCGCCGTCCTCACCGACAAGTTCACCGTCGTCTGAGATCACGATGCGTTCGCCGATCTCAAACCGCCGCTGACCGCCGCTGCCTTTGACTTCTACCCTGAGCATTGTCCTGCCTCGCTATCTGCTAACTAAACGCCGGTCACGGTTGCAAGCGCGGACGCTCGGAACCAGACCATTGCAACGCGCATCGTGGCTCGAATGGTGACTTCGCCCTCGGTGAACTGTGTGCCAGTCCAGCCGGTTTCGATGTCAACGCCGCGCCGCACGAACAGACCCGAGTAACCCTGAAGGTCGCCCAGGGAAATCGTGTTCTCAGTGGCGGCGGTTGTCTCTACGACAGGCAGCCCGAAGATCGTAATCGGTGCGCTCGCACTTGGTGGACCCCAAATGTAATTGCCGTTCGTGTCTCGCAATAATCGCACGGCCTCCCAGTCACTCGGGTGAACGAAGACGACCGTGGGATTGGCAAAACCAACCGAGCGACACTTGCGAATTGACGAGTAAATCGCGTCCGGCGTCGGGGAACTCCCTTTTGCCGTTGTATTTATGCCCGTCACATTATTTAATCCTTCGAGGTTCGGGGCGGTCCCATTTCCTACCAGGATCTGCGAGTCGAGCCGCTGTCTCAGCATGAAGCTGAGGCGCTGGTTGATGTAGTCCCGAACGCCACCCACGTCGCTCAACTGCTCATCCGTAACCGGCAACGCAACCGCGATCTTTCGGACCGTGCTGGTTGTCTCGGTCAGGGCCAGGGCAGCCTCGCCGAACGCTGCGCCCTCGGCGGCTTCGGCGGCGTTGTTCGTGAACGTGCTTTCGAGCATATACACGACGGCGGCCTGCTCGGTCGAGAAGAACGGCACATGGTCGGCAACGGCGATGGGGCGTTGCGCTGACAGCACTGCGTCATCAAGACGCAGGTTCTCAGGCGCCCA